TCATTGCGAGTGCTTTTTTCTTTCGTTTTCGATGTAGTTTTCGAACTGCTCCATAGACCTCTTTTTGACTTCTGGTGAAATGTGGGCATAAATTTGCGTTGTTGAAATATCTTTGTGACCAAGAAAGTCTTTAATATCTTCTAAGGACAGACCAGCTTGTCGTGACCTGACTGCAAATGTATGCCTGCCATCGTGAACTCTAATTTTCGGCAAATCAGCTTTTTCAGCAATCCGATTAAATGCACCATTCACTGATCGATCACGAACTATCTTTCCTTTGTATCTCTTGCTGGTTTGTAAGAAGATAAATTGTTCGCCATCTTCAGTGGAAGGGAAGGTACCAAAAGTACTCAGGATATGATTTCTAAAAGCAAGGAGCGCTTGTTTGCTTCTTTTGGTCATAGGCATGCTTCTGATGCCAGCTGGTGTTTTTGGATCGTCAGTTATGATAGCATTAATGTTCAGACCTTTTTCGACTGATCCTAACCGTTCTCTTTCAATACTGATCATATTTCCTCCGAAGTCAATATCTTGCCACTGCAAACCCATTACTTCTGATTTCCTCAATCCTTGATCAAAGATTAGTAGGAAGAAGGGGTACCACAAAACCTCGGATTCTTTTTTCGCAAATTCTAAAAATCTATCAGCTTGCTGCAAATCATAATATCTGATCGATTCTTTTTTCTCAATCAATCTTGGAAATTCAACGAATTGAGTTGGGTTATCTTTTAAATATCCTAATTGAATTGCTTTTTTGAAAGCATTGCTGAGAGTTGCATTCACACTCTTGGCAGTAGTGATAGACAGTCCTTGTCCGCTTCTTCCTAATCCTGTCTTTGTAAGTAGTAAATTAATGAATTTTTGATGATCAGCTCGAGTATATTTGTTTAAAGAATACTTTCCAATATAGGGAATGATATACATCCTTATGTTGGCTCTGTGAACTACTCTTGTACCTTCTTTGACTGCTTGCTTATAATTGGTTACCCAATCTTCAAGAAATTCTTCTATAGTTAAGTTCTGTGGATTTTCTTTGAAATATTCTTCTGATGCTATTTTTCCTTCAATTATTTTGGCGTAACTATTTGCTTCATCAAATGACTTGAATCCTTTTTTGTGTATCTTGTTTTGTTTTCCTGTTCCGGGATTGATTCCATTAGAAATGAAAACTTCATATCTATATTGTTTTGCCTTTTTCAAATAGTATTTCTTTATAGAAGCCATTGGAGTTCTCCTTTCGTATTTTATAAACTTAATTTCGGATAAACAATCGAAATTGATCAAATAATTGCTCGAATAGCGCATTAATTCGAATTTAGACAAAAATATAACGAACATACGTTCTTTTGAGTGTAAAAAGAAAAGCCATAAGGCTAATCGTTTTTGTGTTCTTTCACTCTATTTAGCATTGATAGATTTTCTCTAATATAGTCACGAATAACTATTCTGTCGTGTTCAGTAGGAGGGTTCCCTTTATAGTCACTCGTGCTATCCAATGCTTGGTCAATTAGTTTATCAGCCTTAAATTTTTCAAACTCACTTAACTCTTCATAAACTTTGTTTGTCCAATCCAAGAAAGAAACCTCCTTTTAGGTATCAGAGTTTTGAAAGAAATGAACGAACATCAACTACTTTATTTCAAAATCTTTTGATCCAAAATCAGAACCTAATATATTTCCGGCTTTTAAGGTAACGGGAGTCTCAGCATCAGTAAGCGTATAGGCAACTGCATTTGAAACAGTACCTCCTGGCTTTATTGTTGCTGTTTGCGTATCAAGATATTGTTCATCTGGTAATGATGCGATGTTCAATTCATTTACCATATTCGGGTCATTGTCCTGAATTGCTGTGAAGTTCATAATCCATGCGCTTGTAGGATCTATATTTGTAGATTCATCGTAATCCTCCGCAACCATAGTATCATACCAAAATGCAATTACAGGACCATCACCGTACTCATTACCAGCCTCACCAGGTTGAAGCACTTTGTGATCGGTAATTTTTATCGAATATGCATTACCTTTCAAAATCGTGCCGTCGAAAGAAGCATCTGAAGCATTTGCAACAAAATTGCTGTCTGACTCTTCAGATATAGAAGAACTTTCAATAATTGAGCTTGAAACTGCTGTTTCTTCTTTCGAGTTTTTTGATGAACTGTTGCTTGAATTTTCCTGATTATCGCCACATGCTGCTAATGCTAAAGTAGAAATAAATACCAATCCCAAACTAACTACTTTTTTCATTATTTCATCTCCTAAAAATTATTAAATGATTTTAATACTGCTACAGTCCCATTCGGTTGGAATAGGAGAGTGTAGTTGTTTTCTGTTTTAATTCCGTTCCATTTCCTAGCATACCACTTCACTGCATCCTTAAACGTTACTTCAGAAACCTGCAAATGTTCAGCACATTCCCAAATAGAGATACATCCCGCTTCAAAACAATCTATGATGTCATAAGGTGACACTAGCATCACAGCACCAATATCTCGTGCTCGTCTTTCTTGTTTACGGTGATCAGGATCATTTGAATCTGTGATATCACCAACTGAGGTAAGGTAGTGAGCAATTTCTTCTGAAATAGTGGCAGCTAACTCAGTTGCAGATTGTCCAGGTTTCAAGTAAATTGTCTTTCCAATAATAAGGCCTTTTTGGTGATCTGGCATTTTTTCTTCAAACTTGTATGTTAGTTCATCATACTGAGCCATCAATTGTTCAGAAATATTCAAATACATCACCTACTTCTTGTTATGGTCTCTCATTTTGATAAATTCGATGAAGTCTTGTACTTCTTGTTTTTGTTTTTCAGTCAAATCATCATCAACGTGAGTTGCAATGAGGAGGTTAGGATCATTTTTAGTATTCGTTGAATCGGTTCTACCGTGCAAATAATCAAGGCTGACCTTAAAATAATCTGCTATTTTATTTTGAATATCAACATCAGGGGTACGTCTACCTTGTTCATATGATGAATATGTAGTACGTGCGACTCCCAAAATATCGGCCATTTCAGCTTGGGTCAATTTTTTTTGTTTTCTTAAATCCATAAGTCTGTGACCAAACATCTAAGCACCTCCAATGCTTCAATATGTAATAATGATACTACGCAATGCGCGTATTTTAAAACAAAAAAATAAAATGTGTCAAAAAGAATAATTATTTGTTGACATGTGTCAAAATGCGTAGTAATATAAAAGTACGCAATACGACACATTGAAAGGAGAATCATTTTATGGAAAATTGGTTAACTAAATTGCGTTTGGAAAAAAATCTAACTCAAGATGAAGTTGCTCAGTTATCAAACATTCCAAGAACAACATATTCATCAATAGAGCAAGGAAGACGGAGACCCTCTGTCGAAAAAGCTATGAAAATAGCAGATGCTTTAGATTTTGAATGGACTCTTTTTTTTGAACCTAAACTACGCGAAATGACACGTGAGGAGGTGGGAAAATGAAGGACAAACCGCAAATGATCAAAGCAAATGTCGATTCGGGATTTCTACCACGCTATGTCGAAATGATTATTCCTGCGATTAAACGCAAGTTTAGCATTTCAATTGGTATTGAAGGCGAACTGTTCATGAACCCTGGCGGTGTTGAAGAAATCATTATTCGTTTTTTAGCTACCGATGAAGTAGCACAGGACATTTATTCCTATATTGACGAAAAATGGCAGTTCGCCTCAACACCAGAACTTGTTGCTTAAGTTCATTTTAAACAACAATTGACCGTTTGTGCCAAAAACAATAACGAATAAAAGGAGTGAAAGCATGCCGAAAGCAGCAAAAATCGGTCGGACCTTAAAACTATCATTATTTCTTTCGGGAAAGAGACAGAAAGAATTAGCGATCGATGCAAGCACACCAAATGCCACAGTAAGTGATCATTTTAATGGAGCCAACGTCAATATTGATAAGGCAATCGAGTATTTAGAGGCAATGAAAGAAAATGGGTATCAAGCCACTGATGAATTAACAGGAGACATCAGTTATCAATACTTAGGTTTTTTTAAATCAATGGATGGCCAGCTGGCAGATGTTAAATCAACGAATGATCTTGAGATATTTCAAGAAATCGAGTCAGACGAAAGAAAGGAACGGAAGAAAGTAGTTCAAAGGATCGTAGCTGAATCACAAGTGAGAATGCTGACTGATGTTGAAAGAACTGAACTTAGAAATTACACAGATGAGTTTCTGGATGAAATTATTGTGGAAATGGCGATCGTTTTTTCTATCTTGAAGATTTTGAATGTCACTATCCAAGAGGCTATTAAAGATAGAATGCCTCACTGGATCAAAAAAAGATATATGAGGGGGTAACCACTATGAAAATATCTCAAATGAAGAATGTTGTGCCACTTGAGAGAAAAAATGAAGCGGTAGAGGTTGAGTGGAAGAAAGCAAAAGAAATCGCTGATTATCTTGGTATTTCAAGACCAACGTTATCTAAATTAACACATAGGGATGTTGATCCGATTCCTTTTTCAAAACTTAGCGGGATTCTTCAATATGATCTGCATAAAGTTAAGGAATGGGAAGAACGCAATAGAACTTTTAACTATAAGGAGGCGTAATTATGAAACGTTCAATTAAAGACACTTTGACCGTTACTTTACTTTTGTTTTTTGTAGTAGCTTTCACAGCAATCCACGTTGCAGCAGGACTTGTATTAGTTTTCTTATGGGGCTTCGCTAATGTTGTTTATGATTTAGCTGCTAAAGATTACCAAGACAAAGAAAAAAGACTTGCTAGCCGACCAAAGCAATAGCAAGTCATAAGAAGTTCTTACGAAAATATCTTTGTCTCCATTTTAAAACAGAAAAGGGGAAAACACAATGCCAACAAACGAATTGACCACAGAAATGAAGGTAGGAGTTATTTTTAACCCTTCTACTATAGAAATCCAAAACGAAGAGAATCTGCAGCAGTATGTTGATGAAAAAGTAGCCTTTTATGGATCGTTAGTTTTCAGCGAGGAGAATATGGCTGAAGCAAAGCAGTCCAGAACTGAGCTAAACAAAATTAAAAATATGCTAGATGATGAACGGAAAAAAGTCAAAAGCGAATTTCAAAAACCCTTGACGGAATTCGAACGAAAAATCAAGAAATATACTAGTCAGCTTGCACTTGTGATAGATGGAATCAAGCAAGATATTGATTCTTTCGAATCGAAACAAACGGCAATTCGATTAGAAAAGCTTCAAGAATTAATTTCCGAAATGATGGTTTCTCACAACCTAACAGATGATGATCTCAAAGATTTTGAAATTGATAAAAGTTGGTATAACGCGACTGCCTTTACAAAAAAAGGAGAGCCATCTAAAAAGACAATTGAAGCCATTCACAATAAATTGGGCTACATTGATCTCCAAAAACAGCAAATTTTGTCTAGTAAACAAGCGGTTAAAGAATTTGCCGAACTGTCTGGCTTGGATCCATACGCTTGGGAAAATCTTATTGACCGTGGTCTTACAACAGCTGATGTTATTGAGAAGATCAAACAATCAGTTGAGCAAAAACGACTTGACCTTGAAGAAAAAGAACGACAAAGAATTGCAAAAGAAGAATATGATTCAGCAATGTCTAAGCTAGCAAAAGAACAGTTTTCTAAAGTAAATGATACTACGATCGATATGGAAACAGGTGAAGTCATAAAAGTTCAGGAGCAATTTGAGCCGGAAATATTGACTTTCGTTTTGGAGGTTACCGGAACATATGAGGCTTTAGCATCAATGAATGAGTTTATGAAGCAAAATGATATTTCTTTCAGAAAGGTGGCTAAGTAATATGTCTAACGATTTGGCTATACAAAATAGCGCTATGGATTTGGTAATGAGCGCTAACATCGAGCAAGTATCTCAACAATTACAAGCAATTGATAATTTTCAAGTAGTTGTTCAGAAAACATTACGTCCAGAGCAAGACTACGGTACTATACCGGGAACTAACAAACCAACTCTATTGAAACCAGGTGCAGAAAAGATTTTGATGCTCATGGGTCTAACAAGTGAATATGAAATCGTTGATAAAGTCGAAGATTACACCAACGGATTCTTCGCTTACACCGTTAAATCTTCTCTATTAAAGAATGGACAACTTATTACAGAAGGATTTGGAAGTGCTAATACTAAAGAATCCAGATATAGACAGAACGAATGGAGCGAAAGTGAGCGTAAGAAAGTTTGGACAGGAGATTATCAAGATCCATATACACTGGTGAATACTGTGCTAAAAATGGCGAAAAAACGAGCACAAGTTGATGCAGCATTGACAGTGGGATCGCTCTCTAATGTATTTACTCAAGATGTAGAGGACATGAAGGATTTACTTAACAAGGAAAAGTTAGAAACTATGAATAATAGTGATGCTTCTGCTCTTAAAGTTACTTTCGGAAAAAATAAAGGAAGAACTCTTGGTGAAATTGCTAAAGATGATCGTTCATATGTAGAGTGGTTATCTAAGAATGCCAAAGATGAATCTATGAAACAAGCGGCTAGATTAGTGCTAAATACAAATGATAAATCAACAGTTGTTGATGAGCAGAATAAGAACAATAAAGTAGCCTCTCCGGATCAGATTGCCGAAATTGAATTAATGATTGAGGTTGTGTCTCAAGCATTAGAAACAAGTAAAGATGACCTATTAATGAAGTACAAAGCAAACATGTATAAAAAGTTTACCGAAGATCAAGCGAAAAGATTTCTGACCTTGCTTAAAAACCAGATGCCGAAAGAAGAACCAAAACAAGAATCAAAACAAGAAGCGTTATTTGATACCTATCAACCACACGCTGCAATACAAGGTGACCCCTTTGAAGGCGAAGTCCCTTTTCCAGAAGTCGAATACTAAAAGAGTGAGGGAGTTAAACTCCCTCTGATTAGGAGGAATAAGCGTGGCAAGACCAACGAAGAAAGGTCTTGATTATTTTCCTCTGGATGTCGATTTTTTATCAGATTTAAAAGTTCGAAGAATTATTAAAGCATGCGGTAAAGAAGCCGTTCATATTCTGGTCGCCCTGCTGGCTAATATTTATCGTGATGAGGGGTATTACGTTTTGTGGGATGACGACCTTGCGTTCTTAGTGGCTGACGAAGTTGGTACGAAGGAGGGCACAGTTGAAGAACTGGTTAGAAAAGCCGTGCAAGTAAAATTCTTTGATAAAGATATTTTTGATAAATACTCCGTATTAACTTCTAAAGGAATTCAAAACAGATACATTCTAGCCACTAAGGAACGTAAGAAAGTTGAGCTTGAATTTAAGTATTTGCTGACAAATGAGGTTAATCGGTCGAATATCTCGATTAATGGGCGGAATAACTCAGTTAATCAGGGGAATAATCAACAAAGTAAAGTAAAGGAAAGTAAAGAAAAGGAAATAAAAGAAGATGCTACTGCGAGCGAGAATGCGTCCCTTGAAACTTTCCAAAAATTATGGCTCTTTCCAAATGTTGTACAGGTCGAAGATCTGCTTAATCTGGTGGATATCTATGGCGATGAACTTGTAGAGGCTGCTATTAAACTTGCTGGTAGTAAAGATGTTCCTAAGAACCGGGCTATTAGCTTTTTAACAGCTTCTTTACAGGAATGGGCAGATGCTAACGTTAAAACGATCGATCAAGCAAGGGATTATCAACGAACTAGAGGCGCTAAGAAACAAGGCTATAATCAAAAGCCACTACGTGAGGAAAAACTACCTGATTGGGCTGTAAACGAACAGGGGGAAGAACAGTTATCACCTGAGCGTCAAGCAGAGCTTGATGCGAAACTAGCAGCATATCTAAACAAAACGAAGCACTGAAAGGAGCAGATGGCTTGAAAATCGTCATACCGATCACACCAAAACCTCAATCAAGGCCGAGGTTCACCAAGCATCGTAAGACTCCCTATGAGGAATCAGCGATGAAAGCATATAAAAATGCGGTTAAGTATCATGCTATGGCTACAAAGCCGCTGCTAATTGAGAAAGGCCCTGTGATGATTGATATTTGTTTCTTCGTATATCCACCAGCCTATATCTTGAAAGTGAAGAAAAACAGGACTTTGCTAGAAGAAGAGACTATGTATTGCGATAAGAAACCAGATATCGATAACTATTTCAAAGCAGTGACGGATGCGGTCAACGGCATTTTGTATAAAGACGATGGCCAAATCGCTGTCAATATCTGCCGGAAAGTATATAGCTTAAATCCAAGAACAGAAATTGCAATTAATCCACTTTAGGAGGGACCATCAATGAGAAGCAGAAGCATTAAAGCGCCATTCGAAGATTTTGGAGAATATGAATCAGCAAATGTTCAAGAAAAAGGATCTGTAAAAGTTGGTGAAAGCTACATTTGCACTCCGGGAAGCCCTTTTTCAGGTCAGATAAGAGCGCAAGTAAGTCGAATCTATAAGAATTCAGCACGAGTAAGGATCCTCAGCTGTATTGAAGAAAAAGATGATGAAATACAACGAAATCTTAACGATGTGACTGTAGTAAGTCTTAAGAAGATCCACGAAGTCTGCTAGAAGCGAGGTGGTCTTTACTTGCAAGAAAAATTGATCAATAGGACATTACTTGAACTTCAGGACCAGTTAAGCGGAGATCAATTGAAAAAGCTAAAAGATGTTCTAACGGTAGAATGTGCGAATTATTTGATCGTTGAGCAGAAAAATGAAGTTGTAATTTACGATGAAACTTCTGATATTGCAGCATATAAGCAATTCTTCGTTTCTAAGAAGATACAGGGACTTTCAAGCGGAACTTTGAATCTTTACATGCAGACAATCAATCTCTTTATGAGAAGTGTTAGGAAGCCATTCAGCGATGTTACTACGAACGACATTCGCTTGTTTATTGCAAACAGGGAAATGATCGATAGGGTCAGTAAAGGCACGCTCGCAAGAGAACGAGGTTGTATTGTTCGATTCTTCAAGTGGTTATGCAATGAAGAATATATTTCAAAAGATCCTGGGGCAAGAGTAGAGAATATCAAAGTGCCAAAGCGAAGAAAACAGGAACTCAGCGAGTTAGAAGTTGAAAAGTTGCGATCGGTCTCAGCAAATTCCAAAGAAGCTCTAGTAATCGAATTGTTACTCAGTACTGGATGTCGGGTTTCAGAATTAGTATCACTAAACTTCCGTGACTACGATCAAGAAAATGATTCTATCACTGTTATAGGGAAAGGCAATAAACAGCGAACACTATACCTGAATGCGAAAGCGAAGATGGCATTGAACCACTATCTGAAAGACGTGCCACATATCACTGGACCATTATTCTTTGGGCAAACAGTGGGCAAGGAAATGACATCAGCAGGAGTTCAGAAGCTAGTAAAGCGTTTGGGCAATCGAGCAGGTGTGGCAAATGTCCATCCTCACAGATTCAGACGGACTGCAGCGACCTTGGCAAGAAGACACGGGATGCCAATCGAATTGGTGATGAACTTCTTAGGCCATGAATCAATTGATACTACGTTGAAATATTCGATGATAGGCGACGAGGAACTCAAGTTGTCGCATCAAAAATTTGTTAGTTAAGAATCGGAAGAGATAACGGAATTGGAGGAAAACAGAAAATGAAGGCAGTAAAAGTTCTTGTAGATATGGACGCAGGCGAAATCTTATGCATGACAAACGATGATAAAAAACTAAAGCAAGCTATGTATCAGCAACTTGTTGACGGCGGTTATGAATTCGAAGACGACATGTATGAATAAAAAAACTGGGGAGAATATGATTTTGAAATGTATGAATACTCTCCAAAAAATGAAGACGACGTGAAACTAAAGTAAGTTATCGACAGAAATACACAACTAAGAAAAGGGGAAAAGATAATGATTGAATATCATACTTTAGAAGAACTAAAGAAACAAATTGTTTTTAAAAAAATTGTGAGTTGGGATTCCGATAAATTAGTTTTGGAAGATGGGACAGAAATTACAATTGAATGCTCGGAACAGGATTGTTGCGCTTGGGCTGGCGGATCGTTTACAGATGTGAAATTAGATGCCGTTATTACAGATATACAAATTCACGACAAAGGACAAGATATTTTCAACGGTGACGGTCATGATTCCTATGCAGATGTAATTATCTATCACAATCAAAATGAGATTGCTAAAGCAGAGTGTGAAGCTAACGATGGAAATGGTGGATATTACTATAGCGTTTGTGCTTTGAGAGTCAAGGATATGTGGTCTGTAATTACACAGGCTTAGTCCACTATCCACCAAAATAACCAACTGAAGGAGGATGTAGCAGTGCTTAACAAAGACAACATTATGGACATTATCCAGTCACATAAAGACGAGATTAACGAAATTTCTAGTGAACTAATCAAGGCGAAATCGCTGGGGTTGGATATTCCAGAGCTGACAAAGGCAGCCCAAAGTAGATTGGCATATTTATATGACAACAAATATCGTTATGAAATGCAGGCGAAAGCTTGGGGATTGATTGGGACAACTGATGAACAAATAATTGGTGAGTATGATGTGTGAGGCAGCTATCCATTTTAAAGAGGTGAATTAATGAAAAAGTCATTTAATGAGTATATAGATAACTACATGTACTTTGAAGGCAAAGCATTGACTCATGAAAACATACTGGCTTTTCCAGCCAGTTTAGAGCAAACGCATATTCACGCTGTTAGGCATATGTTGATTTCAGAAGGTTATAATCCTGATGAATTTAAAGTATCAGAAATTCCTATATGCGGTGTTTACTATTTTGAAAAAGCCAATAAACCTTCGGGTACGGACTATTTTAGTGTGTTTATTAATGACCAAGGAAATATCGTTCCGCAATATTCTACAAAGAAATATGACAAGAACGGTTATAACACTTTCCCATGTCGGACTATCAAAGAAGCAATCGAGAAAAATGAGTGTTAAAAATTCAGCTATCCGACGAAATAGCAGAAAGCGAGGAATGAACGTGAGTGCAACCAGTTTATCAAAATTAATTTCCACTAGAAAAGAGGAATTAGCAAAACTTTGGGAGCTTAGAGGAACCAACTTCCCTGCAGTTGAACGCCAGAAAGATTTGAGAATCTCATTTATTGAACTCGAATTAGCGGACTTGGAGAAGCTGAATAGGCAACCGCAACTCAACGAGAATCAGCAGGAAATGTTACAAGAAGTTATAAAACAATACGACATCACTAAACCTAAAACAGTATTGCATGCATTAGAGCATCTATCGATGATCGCATTTCTGTTAGACGAAATGGACGAAGTCACTGAAGAAGATTGCATAGTGGTTGCCCAAGCGTTTCTTGATTGGGCGCAGGAACAGGAGGAAGAGTGATGAAAACCTTTGAACTAACATGCGTTTCCCACGATGGATCAGTAGGAACGATGCAAATTGAAGCTGTCACATCAGAGGGTGCTATTGCAGAAATGAACACTTATCCAGCAGTTAAATACGTTATAGCCTGCCAAGAAGTTAATTCCGCAATCGTCAGCGATAAATGAACGGAGGTAGGAAAATGAAATTAACTAAACATGGAGTAGCCACGTTCTACAAAGATCATGAAGTAGAAAGACGTTGGTATTCATCGAAAGAAGCAGCTGAAAACTCATTAAAACGTAAAAGTAATGATGTGTTCCGAAAGTACATTGGTACGAAAGTAATAGAAATGTACTGCAATGCATGTGATAAGGATTTGGAACCTGGAGACACATATATTAAGCAGGACGAAGAAACCAGATATTGCGAGAACTGTTATGAAGAAAATACAGTTACCTACTATACAGTGGGTGGAGAGCCTGTGGGTGGTGGAGACGATATCGAAGCTTTCGATACTTGGGATCAGGAGTGAAACAGGAGGGATAAGATGGTACCAAAATTTAGAGGTTGGCATAAAGAATTAGAACAAATGATTTACGGTAAAGAAGTTTGTGGACACATTGAATACACAACTAATCTGATTGATGCTCTTAATACGATGCTTAATGAAGATGATTATGATATAGAAGTCATGCAATCAACAGGCTTGAAAGGGTATATGTCAGATTCACACGAAGACGATGAGGAAAAGGACGTTTATAGAGGTGACATCATTGACATCTTTTGGGAAGAGTGGCCTATGGGCTATTACCAAGAAAATCATATGGTTGGAGTAGTTGATAAAGACGAAACAGGAACAGCATGGATAATCAAAGATGCCAAGTATGATTTCGACACTCCCAAACCTATACCTAGTGAAGTTGATGGTATTTCTGTTTCCATGAGTTTACCTGATGCGGAAGATTTAGAAGAAATATTCTTGCACAATTTTAATTTAACATCTAGCGATATAACTATTTTAGGCAACATCTACGAGAATCCAGAACTGTTGGATCAATCCAATGAAAGTTAATCATTTTACGGTACTGGCTGTTGTATCAATACTGCTAACGATTGCAGGCCTAAGTTGGCTATCCTATACAATTGTGGACCAACAGAAACAGATTGAGCAGTTACAAGAACAGCTGCAGCACGAGCAGATGAAGTACAAGATTATTATCAGCGATCCGTTAGTCAGGGATGCGATGGAAGCAGGGGGATGAAATAAATGTTAAAAGAAATAGGACGGATTGCTTTTCATGGTATGAATTCGAACGATGAAGAAGTCATGAAGGCTTGCTTGGAAAAAATATGGATCATGTCCGTTGAGAATGTTTCAGAATCAGAAGCCAGTAAAAAAATGAATGACAATCAAAAAGATAAAATCAAGGCAGATGATGATCGTGGGGTATATTTGGTTAAAAAATACGGTACATACAAAGGGTACTCAAAATTCAAATTGGCGTTAGATTTCTTTCAAATGAGTAATGACCGCTTTTTTGAAATATATAAGTTTAACTTTGTCCCTCGAGGTGAATTGTATGAGGTAGCCAGATCATATATAACCGGAAGACAATTGAGTATGGGTTTAAAAGTTGGAGCAAGTATTTCTGCCAATATGTTAAGTCGTTCCGGAATGGAGATAGATGTTTCTAGTAGTATTGCGAATCAGATCCGTAATTCTGTAAAAAATTCGTTTAGGCTAGGGGGGTAAATGATGGATTTTGCAGTGTTGGTAGCCGTGGCACTTTTTGCGACAGTATTTGCTAGTGTAATTTTCGGTAAAGAATTAGATGAAAAGGAGAAACAAGCCATTGCCAAAGAAAAGTTTCAATCAAGTCAACCTATAAATAAAGAGGAGCAAGATTATGGAGGAAGCTATTTTATGGAACAAGATGGCTTTGATCATCGAAGTGATCGTCACAGAGCAGTTAAAAGAGATCGAAAGTAAAGCAAAATAAAAAGCATTAAGCAATCGCCCAATGCCCCCAAAATAATGATTTTGTCCCCGCCAAGGTAACTTCATTATACCAAACAAAGGGGCGATTGAGCAATGATGCTATTACTAAGAGAAGTTGATTTCTCTCAAACGAGAAAGAATGCACGATATGTTTTGAAGAACTACCGTCGGTTGGAGCGGATTGCAGGTCGTTCAAAGATCGATGTCCGCTCACCGATTATTACTGATATGCCTAGAACACCTAGTAATGGAAACAAGTCCGAGGATGCTTTTATTCAAAGATTGGATGCAGAAACAGAAAGAGATGCAATAATCGTGGCACTTATGGCATTGAAACTAACGAGCAGACAGATACTTCATTATAGCTTCTGCTTACAAGATCAGTATTCTAATCTAAGGATCGCAGATGAGATGGGCTATTCAGTTCGGCAAATTGAGCGAATGAAATCAGATGCATTGGTTGAATTTGCTGAAAGTTATCGTCGTGGCAAGCTTGTCGCTTATCGATGAAAAATGGCGGTTTTTTGGCGGTATAATGGCGGTTTAATGACAATAATCCATAGTAAGATAGTATTATCAATTATTGTAAATAACAGGGCGCACTCCTTTAAGATACGTTGGCAGACCTCCTTTCTGAAAATTATTCCCAGCGCCCTGTATTTAACTAAGACGGCGACAAAAAATCTATTATGAATGGAGTTGAACACACTCCTTATCTTCATTCGCTAGCCGTCTTTTTTTATGTCACTGTGGCAGAGTGGTATTGCCTATCTCAAAACGAGGTAAGACTTGTGAGGTTCAAATCCTCACCAGTGACTTTGGGAGTTGGCAATTAGATTACTCACATGATCTTTGGTGCTTCCTACTAAACAGTCCCTAGGGGCTGTTTTTTTCTATTGGGTATCACTTGATTTATTGATATCATGTAGGAAAGGGAGTGGAGAATGTGAACGATAAAAAATCTGATAACTACGTACCTGAGATCAACCTAAAAATTCCAGACCACATAATTAGTTATAGTGAAAGAATCACAAAGATTGTTAATGAACACACTAGATCATTTGAAAATCTGAACGAAACTTTTCATAAAATTGAAGAAATGGTTGCATCAAGTCTATCTTCAAAAATGAAGGCGATAATTAATGTGCAAAATCAAGCTATAAATACGCTAAATTCATTTTCACAAAATGTTTCAGAAAATTTAAATTTAATCAATATGAATCAAAAAATTTCTGAGATTATGTCAGCTGTAAATTGGAAAGGAATATTAGATAAAGCAAATCGGGCCAAAGAAATTAATGCGGAGGCAGATCCCGAAATTTTGACAAAATTAGCTGATTTGGGGTGGTCAGCACCTACATGTATTTATATACCTTTACATTTGTATAGTCTAAAACATGAAGAAAATCTTAACAAACATATGATTCGATTATACTGTAGAAATAATTTCGGGTATTTAATTGAAACTTTAAACACTATATCGGATTCACTAGATGATGATTTTAAGATAATAGTATTTCAAATGATTGATGTTTTGAACGATGATTGGAAAAAATACAAACTTTGTACAGCAAATTTATTTATGATTTTAGAACATTTGTCAGTTATGAAAGTACACCCAGAATTGAAAACTAAACGTCTTCTTAATAAACCAATGATAGAAGAGTTGATGGCAGATAATGGGGAAGGAGACATATATTCTGCTGCTAAAGGTGAATGTAAAAAAGCAATAAAAGCATATTATGACCACCAAAATTTTGAGGAAATTACCGAGCTTAAGTTTGGCAGACACTCTTTTTTACATGGAAGATATTCACCGGAAAAATTATCATTTCTAGACTTTTTAAAATTAGTAAATTGTATAGGTTTTTATTTTGAAGTTACAGAAGAACTAGAAATAGTATGACAAATACAGAAAAAGGTGAGAGTAGTGAAACTAACTGAAAAGCAACGTAGATTTGCGGATGAGTACATTATCAGCGGTAATGCTACTCAAGCCGCTATTTCTGCTGGGTACAGCAAACGAACTGCTAAGTCTGTAGGTAGTGAGAACCTGACAAAACCTGACATTAGACAATATATAGACGAAAGACTTGAACAGCTGCAATCAGAAAAAATCGCTAATCAAGAAGAGGTCCTGGAATATTTGAGTAAGGTTATGCGAGGAGAAGAAACAGATCAAACGGTAGTCTTTCAAGGATCTGAATACGGTTCAACGATAGAAGATGTGCAAGTAGCTAATAAAGATCGTATAAGAGCAGCTGAACTCCTTGGCAAAAGGTATAGCCTATGGACTGATAAAGTGGAACTAGATGGCAATATGGATCTGAAAGTGGTGGTTGATTATGGCGATGGCGAAAACGAAGCGCCAAATGATAGTTAAGGTACAATTTAACCGAAATTTCCAAACATACAATACCACTAGGAAAAGATATCGATTAGCTAAAGGATCAGCTGGTTCTGGTAAATCAGTAAATACTGCGCAAGACTTTATCATAAAACTTGGAGATCCGAAGTATAAAGGAGCAAATCTTCTTTGTGTTCGTAAAGTCGCCGAGTCAAATAAAGATAGTACGTATGCTGAATTGAAGTCTGCTATCTATAAGATTTACGGATCTGACTACCACAAATATTGGTCCATTAAATCATCGCCTATGATGCTCGAATCAAAGATTACTGGCAATCAAGTGATATTTCGTGGGATGAAAGATGACGGACAGCGAGAAAAAGTAAAATCTATTACTTTTGACCGTGGTAAACTCACATGGATATGGATCGAGGAAGCGACAGAACTTTATGAAGCCGATGTAGATATTCTCGATGACCGTTTACGTGGTAATTTGGATTTTAACCCATATCTTTACTATCAAATGACATTTACTTTTAACCCGGTATCAGCTACTCACTGGATCAAGTCAAAGTACTTTGATGTAACGCATCCAGACATTTTTACTCATCAATCAACATATCTACAGAATCGATTCATTGATGAAGCCTATCACCGGCGGATGATGATGCGAAAAGAGCGTGATCCTGATGGATATCAAATCTATGGACTCGGCGAATGGGGTGAGTCTGGTGGACTTATCCTTACTAATTATATTGTAGAAAACTTTAACACAGACCCAGAACGTTTTGACTACATGGTTAACGCTCAAGACTTCGGATTCAATCATGCCAATGCTATTGGTGAAATTGGATTTAAAGATGGCGAGCTTTTTTTGTGCCGTGAAATCTATGAGTTCGAAAAAGATACGAGTGAGCTTATTGCAATCGCTAATGAAAAAAGAATCAATAAAAAGCTGGTTATGTGGTGTGATTCTGCCGAACCGGATCGAATTAAAATGTGGCGCAAAGCTGGCTATCATGCTGAACCTGTTGTAAAAGAACCCGGAAGTGTGTCAGCACAGATCGATTATTTGAAGCAGATGCGCATCCATATCCATCCAAGTTGTACAAATACAATCAAAGAAATACAACAATGGAAGTGGAGAAAGGACGAGAAATCAAATACTTTTACGGACGATCCGGTGAATTTCTTTGATGATGCAATGGCGATGTTACGATACTCTATTGAGCTGGAAAGACGTAAAGGTCAGCAAGCCAAGAAAAGACGCACAAATAGAAAAACAGCATTTTAGGAGGTGGTTTCTTGACATCAAAAATTATTAGTGGCGGATCGTCAGGATCTGTTCCTAAAGAATATATCAAAAAGAACGTGAGCATTGAGAAGAAAAGAACTCTAAAGTTTAAGTCTGCAGGTGGTTTTGATCAAAGAAGAGATTTGACCCAATTATCTCCACCATATGATATTGCTACTTTACGATCAATCACCGATATATCTGACATTCTGAACCAATCAATTGAAGCATACGTAACGAACGTGGCTGGATTCGGTTTTGGTATACGTTACAAGGTTGACGACACCGAAGAAACAGCAGAAATGAAGGCAGAATGGAATCAATTGGATACCCTACTCAAAGAATTATCCTTTGAACGTCCGCCAAAAGAAGTTATTGAGGAGGTCATTCGACATGTTGAAGAATGCGGGAATGGCTATATTGAAGTTATTCGTAATCTTAAAGGTGATGTTGTAGGAATTGATTCTGTAAAGCCTGAGTACATGACTGTTACCAAACTAAATAGAGTTATAAATGCGGACGGATCAGAGATTAAGGTCCGCTATTTTGTTTTTCGTGATTCTATGGATGATTCTGTTAAAGAATCTGGAACATGGTATAAAACCTATGGGGACCCTACTCCGTTGAATTCAAATGGAAGCGTGGGTTCTGAGGGGCAAGGCACAGCTACTGAAATCATTCACCTTAAAAATGGTGATTTTCAAGATCCTTATGGCAAGCCTCGCTGGGTAGGTCCATTGATTAAAATACTTGGAAATCGCAAGGCCGACGAATTGAACTATCGATATTTTACTCAGGGAAGACATATTCCTCTTGCCATCACGCTAGAGAATGCGCAGCTGACTGAACAATCCGAAGCCACATTACAGGCATATGCTAATGCAATTGGTGGGGAAGAAAATCAGCATAAGTTTTTATTGCTAGAAGCTGAAAAAGTAAGTCCTGCAGAAGAAGGTTTAGGATATGGGGAAGATAAATTCAAGCCAGCCATTAACATTGAGAAACTAGCTGACATCTTACAAAAAGATGCTCTATTTCTTGAGTATGATGAGAACGTCATTGAATCAGTCCTTGGAGCATTCCGTTTGCCCCCAATTTATGTAGCAAGATCAAGCGACTATACAAGAGCTACTGCTGAGACTGCTAAAGAACTGACGGAAGAGCAAGTGTTCCAGCCCATGCGAGAATCTTACGATTGGCGTATTAATTCGCTTTTTAGGGAATATGAATTCAAGTATGTAGAAGTATTTCTGAAATCATCCAATCTTGTAAATATGGAGGATGTTAAAGCGATTCTCACACCAGCTATCCAAGCAAATGCAGTCGCTCCAAATGATTTGAGGGATATTCTTTCAAAAGCCCTCAATAAGCCGCTAGAAGCTTTTGATGGAGAAGAGTACAATTATCCACTTAACAGACAATCATCGTCATCAGCGTTTAATCTTGGTGATTTGGACGTAGCTAAGGCATATGGTGAAGGAGAAGTAAGTGAAGTTGCAGCAAGTATTCGGCGTATGATCCGGAGTGTGAAGTCTGATGAATGATGAAGAGTTAATTAAAGCCGCTTTACAGTTAAAAAAAGAAGAGGATGATGAACTGGCTAAGCTTCTAGAAAAAGCAGGCTTTTTATTTGTCCCAATATTGCTTACGTTCATCTTAAATTCAGAGGATAAGATGGATGAGACCTTGCAAATTGATTACGAGGAAGTATGGGAAAAGGTTAAAAAATTCGTAGAGAATCGGAAAAAGAAACCTACCAAGTTATCTATAAAAGTTATGCTCCGTGGACGATCATTCAAATCAAACATGGAAGAAAGTGTTATCCCAGAACTGAGAAAAGCTTTCTTTGGGTTGTTTGATGAATTTAATGCCAAGTATGACGGATCTGAGGATTTTGATTATCAGACTAAACACTACCGAGACATCGAAAAATGGCTTAGGAAGCTGCCAAAACTAATGAACGTTTCTACAGAGAACGCTCTTGTAGGAGTGATTCAAGAATCTTTTGATGAAGGTAAAGGCATCCGATGGTTAGAAAGTAAGCTGTCTTCACTCCCTGAATTCTCTCGCAATCGTGCCAGAACAACTGCGATCACTGAGGGATTAAGGATGTACTCTGGCAGCCAGTATGAAGCATTAATGCAAAACGATGCTGTTATTGGCATGACCTGGCGCCATACTCATGGCATCAAAGAACCGAGAAAGGGACACGAAGCGATGGACGGTCAAACAATCGCTAAAGGCGAGTATTTCATCGTCAATGGCGAAAGCTGCCGTTATCCTCGTGACCCTATGTTATCTGCTAAAGAGTCGATTCATTGTCACTGTTTTGTGGTGCCAGAAATAAAAAAATAATTAGAAAGGTGGTGAGAAAATGCGAAAACTAGAAAACGTTCTTGTAACACATGTTTCATATGTAGATAAGGCAGCCAATAAGAAATCATTCTTTCTTACTAAATCTGCTGAAGATCTCAAACCTAATTTTGAAACCGAAGTTAAGTTGGTTACTAAATCGAATGATCCACAGAAGCTTGTATATGGTGTTGTTTATGAGCCTGATGTTGAAGACGTTCATGGGGATTTCATGGATGCTGAAACAATCGAGAAGGCTGCACATGGATTCATGGCGGATTATCAACAAATTGACAAACAGCACGATTTCACCACAAATGCTGGAAAAGTAGTAGAGAGTTATGTTGCCCCTGTTGATATGACTATCGGCGAAACCACAATCACCAAAGGAACTTGGGTGCTTGTCACTAAAGCTACTGACGAAATGTGGGAGTCAATCCAGAAAGGGGATTTCACAGGCTACTCTTTAGCAGGAACCGCTCAAGTGGAGGATGTCAAAAAGCAAACAGCTGATAATTTTAACAACAGCAAGACTTATCGGGATATTAATGCAGCTTTAGATGCTTTTCGATCTGCTTCATGGTCTATTTTAGATAATTACACAGCAAACGATGCTGACAAGATAGCTAGTATTCAATCTGAAATTAACGAGTTATCAACGCTGATCGGCACAATAAATACAACTAAATCAGTTACCAAACAAGGACTAATCGAATCGGTTAAGTCCTTTTTTAGTACAAATAAATCCGAGGAGGATGAGGAAATGACGGAAGAACAGTTAAAAAAAGCGCTCGGCGAAGCGCTCAAACCAGTAAACGATCGTTTATCAGCTTTGGAAAAAGGCGATAAATCAGATGAAAAACCAGAAACAGTTAATTCGGAAGCTAGTGTTGAGTTAGATGCTGATGCTATTGCTAAGGCTGTATCAGAAGCCGTAGCACCTTTGAATGAGAAGATCGAGAATCTCGAAAAATCTCGAATCAGCAACAATGCTGAACAAAATTACACAGAAAAAGTTGAGAAATCGGTTGTACCATCTTATGTGGACGCTGCTTTCCCAATTTCTGAATAAAGGGGGAAACACAAATGACAAACGTTTTATCGAATGAAACATTGATCAAACAAATGAACGCAATCTTGAAAGCTGGTAACAATGTTACCTTACGTGAAGACAATGCTCGAGCATTCTTCTTAGATGCAGTTGCAACTGCAGGAACTATCGGGAAAATATTTGTCCATTTTGCCAAATCAGGGACAGGATCTTTGGATAAATTAGGTGTTAAAAAGCGTACATTGAAAAAACATCTAGGTATTAACACTGAAGATACAGGCACGGATATCAAAGAAGAAGACACAGTACCTTTCTCTCTTGTCCCGGTTTACTTGGATACATGGATCGAGAACAGCAATACATTTTATACCGCTCGTACTCGTGGGCAAGATGTCCGTCAAGCGTTACTTTCACTAATGCAAGCTCAGTATGCAGCGGATTTGCAAGATCTAGCATTTAATGGGGATGAATCTTCATCTGATGCATTCGTGAAGTTAAATGATGGTTACATCAAAATGGCTAAAGCATCTGCTGAAGTAAAAGTAGTAGGTGCAAAATTGCCGACTATTCAAGAACTAACTGCTGCAACTGCTAGAATTGAACCGAAATATTTGCGTCAAGGAACATTTAAGTTCTTTATGTCTCAAGCCACAGCAACAAACTATGTTGTTGAATTACAAAATCGAAATACTGCTTTGGGAGATGCAGTATTAGTGGACGGTGCCCTGCGCAATATCGGTGGATTCGGCGTCGAAGTTGTTGAGTCTATGGAAAACAATGTAATTCTGTTCACTCCTTATGAAAACCTCGCTGTTGTTTCTGGTTTGACTGTTACATTGACAACTGCTGCTCAAGACAGCCGTGCCGTTGCCAAACAGGCAACATATCATTTCATGCTTGATGATATTGACTTCATCATTCGTGAACCTAAAGCACTAGCTTACTTCGGTATTGATGCTACTCCAGAAGGATAAGAAAGGGAACGGTGAAAAACATGGCAAAATACAACGTTTTAAAAAAATTCCGTGATAAAGAAACTAAAGAAGTTTATGAAGCAGGGACGGTCATTGATATGACCGTTAAACGTGCTGAAGAAGTTGCTGTAAATCTAGATGATTCTTTCTTAGAACGTGTTGAAGAAAAGAAAGATGACAAGAAAGCCGGCAAAGACGATCAGAAGGAAGACAAAAAAGAAAAGTAGGTGAAGATCATGTCTGAACCTTATGTTGATGAAGCCTTTTACAAGAATGATTACGAGGGAACTCCTGTTGATGATAAGGACTTTTCTCGTCTATCCAAAAGGGCTTCGGACATTATTGACTCTTTGACAGATTATCATGTACCTAAAATTGGTTTGGATAAGTTTTCTGAACATGTACAGCTACTGATTAAAAAAGCATGTTGTGCTCAAATAGAATACTATCAAGTCGAAGGTATAGATCTTGATGTTACAGGTAATACTTCGAGCGGTCAAAGCGCTTCTATTGGTGGGTTTAGCTATTCTGGCGCAACAACGTCAACTAGCAAGCAAGCCAATCGGGTCGCTCCGAGTTGTCTTTCATATTTAGAAGGAACCGGTCTTTTGAGAAAAAGGAGTGTGAGGATCGGTGTCATTTAAACCAATACCTAAACACCTGTTAATCCATGAGGTTATCTATCAGGCCCCAAAGCCTGATGATGATGGCTCAATGGGAAGTGGTGAACTACCTAACCCACAGAAGATTGAACATGTAAGGTTTACTCCTAAGCGAAAAAGAATTATAAAAACGGATAATACAGAGGTTTTGACTAACGGCATTTTGTACGTCGATGCTGTTAATTCAAAACCTTTTGTAAATCCTAGCGAGGACGGAACAATTACATTTCAAAACCGCAAACTAAAAATCGTTGAATGCTATGAGGTGTTCACTGACCAGTTAAATCCACATCATATTGAGGTGATGTTGCAATGAGCGGGAGATTTGAAGGTAATTTCGATCGTATTGAGAGAGCTATCGAATCCGCTCTGAATCCGACATCAATCGCATTTGCTAAAGCGGCTAATCAGTATGTTAAGAAAGACACTGGGGCAACCGAAGCTAGTGTTTGGGTTGATAGTGATTTCCCAAAAGGAAAGCTGGTATGGGGTACAGAGTATGCTGGGTACGCATATTATAGGGGAACTCCATCTAAAAACCACAATCCTCAAGCATCTATACGGTGGGCTGAGGTTGCGAAAGCTCAAGATATGGATGAAGTACTGGATGTGGCAGAAAAAGCGATTAAGGAGGCTCTGTGATGGATTTATTTGCACGAGTTGCTGATCACTTACGCTTATTAGGACTTGAAACACCAAGAGTAACAAGTACTGGGAAGCAAGTCATTCAAGAAGACAAACCTCCTCAGGACAATGAACGAGATTTATCTATACAAGGGATTGCATCCGGACAAGGACAGCAGGACTTGGCTAGAAACAGGCAAATTCCGTTCATGGTTCAAATCATTATCAAAAACACAAACCAATCACAAGCTTTTAACGATGCTTGGAAGATTGCAGATAGCTTTGATAAATTGCCAAGAAAAGAAAATGGCGAATGGGTCACACTTCGCTCGAGTGATGGCTCATTTTTGTTTGATTCGAGCGAAATTTACACGCAACCTAGAAATTTAGGAATTCAAGAACATGATGCATATCTTTATGTACTAACTGTTCGATTAAATATAAGTAAATAGGAGGAAATTTCATGAAAATGAATTTACAGTATTTTGCAGCTGGTGAAGGCTATTCACCTAACTGGATGAACAAATATGAAATCGGTGTAGCTGCAACGGTTGGTGAAAATGGAAAACTTGTGCCACCTACGACCGTTCACGAGCTAGCAGATGGTATTCAGGAAGCAACACCTTCCCAAGATGAATCATCTGAAACATATGAATATTACGGTGATAAGGGTGGATCAAACACCGATATCACACGTGTTACTGGTGTTTATGCTTTTACAGGTCATCGAAAATATGCCACTGATCCAGCGCAAGAATTTGTACGCGATCGCTTAAATAAAGCTGGTCAAGATCGAATTGTATTCTTCCGTCATACTGAGCCAGACGGTCGGGTAATTCAAGGTAATGCAACTCTGTCAGGTATTGTTCATACCGGCGGGGGACCTAACAACCGTGGTAACTTTGAAATGCAAGTATCTTTCAATGGTGTTCCAGAAGATACCAAACCAGATACAACCCCAGAAGGCTAGTCATTGTACTAGCCTTTTTCTTTTACATAAAAATTAGGAGGAATTATAAATGTCAAAAAATAATTTAATCGAAGTAGGTTTTAAAAAGCAGGTTCAACCAGTAAGAATTGCGGGTTTAGATTTCGGAATCAAAACAGGTAAGAAATATCGTGATCAGTATTTGTCAGAATTACCCAAAATGCTTGAATTTATTCAAAAGCAAGAAAAGGTTATCAAAACCGCTTCTGAATCAGGTGATTACGGAGCAGTCGTTGAAGCTAATGATAAAGTTGAGTCTGTTGTCAAAGACGTTATTGATTTAGTGCTGGGTGAAGGATCGTTCGATAAACTGATGGATGCTGCAGATGATGAAATTGATTTGGTTGTCGGAGCATTCCTTGAAGTTGCTGACCAGTATAAAAAGCTTCAAACAAAACAAAAAGCACAATCCTATATCGACGGTAAAAAGAAATAGAGGTGATGCTTTATGGCATTATCTCTTGCTTGGGGTATTGATGATTCGATCGTAATCAATGAAAACACTTATGAATTAAATCTAGAATTTTCTCGTGTTCTCCGATGGTACGAAATGTGGAAAGATCCCGAATTATCTAAAGAAGGAAAAGTACTATATTCCATTATCCTAATTTTATCCCATGATTGGGCGGAAGCACTTCCAGAAACGATCGAAGAACTAGCAGACATTATTCCACAGGATGATTTAATTCCATTATCAAACGCTATCATCAAAAGGATTGCTGGGGATCAATTCGAAAGCACAACAGTCAAACGTGACTTAAAAGGAAATATCTTAGAAGACGAGGAAAAGAAGTGGTATGAATTCGAACAGGATTCTGGCTACATCTATTCCTCTTTTTTGATGGATTATGGCATGGATTTGATGGTGGAAAGAAGCAAGGGAACACTGCATTGGGATAAGTTCAACCATTTATTGGCTGGTTTGTCTGAGAATACCAAGTTCAAAAATGTCATCAAGATTCGCATGATGGAATACCCAGAAAAAGCCACACCAGATGAAATTGAAGAAATAAGAAAAGCAAAATTAGCGGTGGCTTTGAAAGAAGATCGAGCAAACTTGGAATTTGAAATGATGGACCTTAAGCAAAAACGTGAATACATGTTGAAAAAACAAGAAGAAAGAGGTGAGGTGAAGGATGAATGATGGTTCCGTAATTATTGAAGTCGAATTTAATACCGATAATGCAAGGAAACAGTACCAGGCTTTTGGTAATGAAGCTGCACAACAATTGGATAATAAAATCGGCAAATCTAAAGCCTTCAACTCACTGTCTGAACAGTCCACAGAGTTTGCAAAAAAAGCTAGTTTGAGTATTTTGGCAGTAGGAACTGCAGTTGCTGGTTTTTCAATAAAAGCTGCAGCCGACATGCAAGCAATGGATGCTCAATTTTCTCAAGTGTTCGGCAATTTAGAGAAGAACGCTCAAAGTAGCATTGATTCAATCTCGAAAGAAACCAATATCCTGCCTAATCGCTTGAAACCAGCCTTCACTTCTATGGCTGCATTTGCAAAAACGACCGGTATGGATACAGCTGACGCATTAGACTTAACTAGTCGAGCAACTAAAGCGGCTGCCGACAGCGCTGCTTTTTACGATAAATCAATTGGCGAAGTCTCCGAGAGCTTACAGTCGTATTTAAAAGGAAACTACGAAAACGATGCAGCACTTGGGATTTCATCCACTGAAACCACTCGAAATGCAGCTGCAAATAAGCTTTACGGCAAATCTTTTAACGACTTATCCGAAGCCCAGAAGCAGTTGACACTTTTACAAATGGTTGAGGATGGTAACAAGTTATCAGGTGCATTAGGACAAGCTGCACGTGAAGGCGGTGGTCTTGAGAACGTTATCGGAAACATGAAACAAGCCATCACGGATTTAGGGGCAGCTTTTGGTGCCCCGTTGCTTGATCCATTTCTTGCAATTGTTCAAAAAATTAGTGGAGCAATGGCAAAGCTAGCAGAAGTGTTTAGAGAAAATCCTGCGCTTGTATATGTTGTTGTAGGTGCAGTAACTACTTTAGCTGCAGCATTAGGAGCAGCATATCTCGCAGCAAACAATTTTGCGAAATTGAAAGCAATCATGTCAGGGGTCAAAGCCGGCTTTATGGCTCTAACAAGTCCAGTTTCACTAGTTGTTCTAGCTATAGGTGCATTGGTAACTGCATTTATCTATTTTTACAACACAAGTGATACCTTTAGAGAAAAGGTTAATGGGGCGGTTAAGACCTTACAA